TCACAGCAGTCCCGGCGCACCGACGTCCACGGAACGTCGGGAGATCAGGGAGGGCAGGTATCGACGGTCACTCCACGAGACCACACGTGCGACCTCCGCCAGGTCCCGGACCTCACGCGCCGGCCACTCCTCCTTGTCCCCGGCAAGGACCGCCAACGTGCTGGTGATCGTGGGGTGCTCACGAACCCGCAGCAGCGTCCGGTAGGCCTCGGACACATAGAGGCTGGTGCTGCCGCCGGCGGGGAGAGTCTGCACCGCAGCCGTGTGACCGTTGGGCGTCACGGTCAACGAGGGCCTGTACGTCCACTCCTCCGACAGCGATAGGGATGGACGACGCTTGACGGTCGCGTCGGGCATCGACCGCTCGATGAACCTCGCGACCTGCTCATCGAAGGTCAGGTCATCGTCCACGGCAGCTCTGGTGCGGTGGTGGGAGCCGGCGGCCAGCATCGCCGAAGCCAGGTCGAGGAGGAGGGCGCCGACGTCGTTCGTCAGCCCCCGGACCGTGAGCGCCATGTCGGAGTTGACCTCGACCCCCCACGGCTTGGTCGCGAGGTTCATGGAGTACGTCGAGAACGCTCGCCCGTGGTCTCGGAGGTAGGCAGCGGTCTCCGATAGATCGGTGATCATCACCCGTTCGCCGTACTCGGCCAGCAACACGGTGAGACCGTCGCCGTCGGCACGGAACATCGGCAGGTCCAGCAAGTACTCGTTGGGACGGTCAGACGTCTGAGAGCACCCCATCCCGAGCCATGTGGTGGCCAGCTGGTCTCGCCAGTCGCCGCATTGGGTCATGGCCCCTCCACCAGCAGCGGGCCGCTCTCGTTCAGCGGCGGGTACCAGCGGACGTCGGTCTCGATGCGAATCTCCTCGCAGAAGGCGTAGAACACCCCGCGCATCCGCTGGCGTGCCCGCTGGCGGTCGTCCACGACCTCTGGGATGTCGTCGGGGAGGTACCGACTCCTGTCACCCAGCGCGTCGGTGTGCTGGTGTTTGTGCGTCGTCGGCACCAGCACTCGGGTGCGCTGGCCACGGGGGGTGCGCTCCTCAGCATGGGTGCTGTTGACGCACAGACGCCACAGGTTCTGTCCGGACACCCGGTGACAGACCAGCATCACCGGTCGGTGGAGCACCCGCGGCGCCACGTGCGCCACGAACTGCAGCGGGGCGCCCAGGTCGTTGTCAACGGGCAGCCGGAACTCCCATTTGCCGTTCACCCAACGCCAGATGATCTCACCGGCCATCTTCATGCCCTGTCGCTTCAGCTCCTTGCGTGTGCGCTCATCGATCTCTCGATCCGGCACCCCCGGCCCCCCAGCCATCGCTACTCCCTGCCGCCGGTGAAGTGCAGGTACAGCGCCACCAGCGCCCGGGCGGCCTGCCGGTCCAGCCGCGGGTCGGAGTGGACGAACTCGCTGAACGACGGCCGCCGCTGCATCATCAGCTGCTGCTCGGCGGTCAACCGTCCCGACACCTCCAGCAACTCGAGCGGGTCGAGCTCCAGAGCGTGAGCCAGCTTCTTCAGCCGCTCTTCCCCAGGGGTCTTGATCCGACCGGATTCCACGTTGGACAGCCAAGGCTGCGAGACGCCTGCCCGTCGTGCGGCCTCGGTGACTGTGAGCCCAAGACGATCGCGCGCTTCCATCAGCTGCGCACCCAGGGTTGTTGTCGACGTCACACGCCCAGCATCGCTGGGCATCGAGATCCCACGATCGTGGGAACGAGGTCCCGTGTGTCACATCGGCCGGATCCACCAAGGGTGATTCCTCCGTGAGCAGGTCGTCCTGCGGTGTCAAGGGACGGATGGCCAGCTGATGATCCATGCACACATGCTTGCATAACTATCGAAGGCATGAAAGTATGCCCGCTGTGATGAGCCCAACTGAGCGAGTTCCGACGTCGACATGGCCCCCGCCGGTCGTGGCTGATGTGCCGCTGCCCCAGGTGATCGTCCTCGACGCCGACATGGTGGCCGCGCAGTTGCGGTTCATCGGGCAGTCCAAGAGCCACGTCGCCAAGCAGTGGTGGGGACTCCACCCTTCGCAGGGGAGCCGGATCCTGGATGGGCTGCAGCCGTGCACGCCGGACCGTTTGCGGCTCCTGTCGCTGGCGCTGGGTTGCGACCCGCGCCTGTTGATCGTTTCCGCCAGGAAGGTCGTGGCGGCGTGAGTGCGCCGGTGGTGTCTGCTGACGAGCCGGGTCTGGACTTCGGTCGTGAGGGCCGTCGGGCGTTGAAGGTGCCGGAGTTCGCACGGTTGGCGTCCTGCTCGGCCTCCACGGTCCGCAAGATGATCCAGGCTGGTCAGCTGCACGCGGTCCGTGTGGGTGAGTCGGCCTGGCGCATCCCTCCGGCGGTGGTGGAGGCGTTCCTTGCGGGAGACGTGGCGGGCTACATGCCGGTGCAGCCGGGGGAGCGGTGCCGTGCGTGTGGCCAGCAGGTGTGGGCGGAGGCGACCTGATGGGCGCCCGCCGGAGTTCGTCGATGGGCCGGTCAAGCGCGGCCGCGGTACCTGACCCCCTGACCCCTGGGGTGGGAGAACGCGGCACGTCCGAGGGGCCGCCCTGACAACGAGACGACCCCTCTCCGTAGGACCGGGGAGGGGTCGTGGGGTCATCCATCAGCACGACGAATGCAGGAGACGAGAATACATGAGTACTGCGACATCGACCAGCCCCAGTGGGACGGTCACGCCGATCAGGTCCGGTGGTCCGGATGCCGACACGACCAGGAGGGCGCAGGTCAACGCGATCGATGCGTTGTCGACGCTGGCCGCGACCCTCGGGCCGGTGAGGATCGGCACGGTCCGACGGGAGTACTCCTCCCGCGACGAGTTCATCGCGGCCGCGGCCGTCCTCGGTGCGGCACAGATCAGCTGGCACGCCACCCCGGCGGGCCGCCCGAAGCTCGTCGCGACCAAGGCGCTCGGCGCCGGCGTCACGGTGGAGCTCTACATCTACGACGTCGCCCTGCGCGAGGACGACGAGTACCAGGTCCTCACCTCCCTGGAGGGTGACCTGCAGGCCGACCTCGACCGGGCCCGCGGGGTGACGACGTGACCGCCGAACCGATGATGGTCGTGGCGCTGCGCTGTCGTGACCTGCCCGTCCCGGCCGTGCCGTCGATCCGGCGGTCCTGTCTGGACTGCGACCAGATGGTCTGGGTGTCGCAGCGGACCGTGCGGACCGCGTTGCGTGCGGGGCCGTTGCTGCTGCCGCTGTGCGTGCGGTGCGCCGCGTCCCGGACGGCCTCGGCGGGGGTGCGGTGATGGATCTGTCGACCACGGTCTCGGTGCGTCTGGACGGCGAGTTGCCGCCGTTGACGGTGCATCGCTACCACACCGATGTCGAGGGTTGGGGCGAGCAGACGTCGGTGCACCTGCACGACAGCATGCGGGGCCTGACGTTGTATCGGACGGGGTCGCCCGCCGACCTGGCCGCGCGGCTGCGGGAGCTGGCGGATGCCATCGAGGCCGCATACGTCCTCGATCGTCGCCAGCCCGCCGATGCGACCGCGGGGGTGGTGTCGTGATGGCGGGTCCGGTGTATGTCGGGGTCCGTCGTGATGGTGGTGGGGCGGTGCTGATGCGGTTCCCGTCACGTCCGTGGTTGGAGGAGGTCGTGGACCGGCCGCTGGCCGACGGGCTGGTGTGTCCGCTGGGGCACGGTGGTCCGCCGGCGTGGCTGGTGGTGTCGCGGGCAGGGGCGGTGTCGTGTGTGCGGTGCCGCAACGTGTGGCCGTTCCCGGTGCAGGCCCAGGTCGATGTCGTCGGCGGCCGGGCGGTGCTGGTCGCCGGCGACCTCGATGCGTATCCGACGGCCTGCCGGATATGTGGCTGTTCGGATGATCGGGCGTGTGGCCCACCGGAGGGTCCGTGCTGGTGGATCGCCCCGGGTGTGTGTTCCAGCCACGACGTCCGGCGGGTGGCGTCGTGAGACCGCTCGTGGTGTGTCAGCTGGCCGGGTCGGCGACGTCGGCCGGGCCGATGCTGCAGCGGCCGTGTGGCGGCTGTGGCCGGCCGGTCCTGCTGGCCGCGGCCGCCGTCGGCCGGCCGGTGTGTGCATGGTGTGCTGCCCGGCTGTCGGTGTTCGGGACGGTGGCCTAGGTGCACGGCTGCCGGATCGCCGATGACCTGGCCTGGACCCTCGCAGGCACGCACGACGACGTCGACGACGTCGGGGTGCGCGGCCGGATGCGGGAGCTGCAGCGGGCCAGCGCAGCGCTGGTGGAGGAGGTCATGGCCGTCGCGATGGACGACCCGCTGTCCCGCCGGCTGCGGGCCGTCGTGGACGCCGCGTCGGATGTTGCGGAGCTGCTGGCCGACCAGGGCCTGCGCGTTCGAGAGGGAGATGGTCTGTGAAACCGACATGTGCGAGCTGCGGAGCCCGGATCCGGTGGGTCAAGGCGGCCACGACCGGCCGGCCGATCCCCTTGGACGTCGACCCGGTGGCCGACGGCAACCTGGTGCTGGAGACCAACCTGCTGCAGGAGACCGTCGTCCGGGTCGTCCAGCCGGGAACCGGGACCCACCGAACCCACTTCGCGTCGTGCCAGTTCGCCGGTCAGCACCGGCATCCCCGACACCGCCGACGCCGGGCCGGGGGATCGTCGTGAACCTGTACGACATGGCGGAGGAGCCGGCTCTGAGCGCGGAAGAGCTGATCGACAGCGCGGCGGAGCTGCTCGACAGGGGTGATGCGGCGTGACCGATCCGGCGTCGTTCCTGTTCGGGCTGCTGTGCGGCGGACTGGTGTGCCCGTTGATGCTCGTCGGTGGCATCGCGATCACCCAGGTCGTCGAGCGGTGGCGTGCCGATCGACGGCCCATTCATCCACACGTGGTCTACGGCCGCCTTCGCGGCCGTGGGCCCGGGGACCGGCCGGTCGGCGCCCACCCGATCCCCGGCCGTCCGGTCCCGCTCGATCTCCACCCGCTCCTCGAGGGAGGCACCTGATGCAGTCCAGCAGCCTGGTCCATTACCCGTCCGGCTGGTACCAGACGGGCCGCACCCCGGTCGGGCACACCCGACGGAGCCTGTCGCGGGGGTGGTGGTGATGCGGGCGGTCACCATCCACCAGCCGTGGGCCTCCCTCGTCGCGGTCGGCATCAAGACGGTGGAGACCCGCAGCCGTCGCGTCACCCATCGCGGACCGCTGCTGATCCATGCCGGCCAGCGAATGTGGGACGCCGCCACCTACCAGCAGATCCTCACCGAGCTGGACCGGTCGGACCATCCACCGCCCGGCGGGTCGTGGGCGGTGTGGCTGTCCACCCTCGAGCTGGGTGTCGTCGTCGCCATCGCCGACCTGTCAGGGGTGCTGCCTGCCGATCGGGCATTGCGGGACCGGCCCGACCAGGCGCCCTGGGGATGGTTCGGCCGTGGCCGGCACGGCTGGATGCTCGACGACGTCCGCCCGGTCGCCCCGCCGGTGCCGGCCCGCGGCCGGCAGGGCCTGTGGATCCCCGACGACCAGCTGATCGCCCGTCTGGGGGTCAGTGCCGATGGCTGACCGAAGGTTCGATCCGGACCGGGCATGCACGTCCCAGCGGTACCTGTGGGACCTGGCCCGGGCCCTCCACGACGGTCACGACTGGCCGGCGATCGCCGAACGGCTCGGCGTGCCGGTACGGGCCTACCGGTCGTTCTACCGGCCCAGGGTGGCCAGCTACTGCCTGCGACTGCTGCCCGATGCCGATGGCCACGGGACGCTCGCCGGGTACAGCCGCGGTGGCTGCCATCCCGACGGCCGTCGGTGCGAGCCGTGCCTGGCCGCGAAGGCCGCCCACCTGCGGCGGGCCCGCAACCGGGCCCCGATCCGGACCGACCCGGCATTCCTGGCCGGGCTGGCCCGACGACTCGTCGACGGCGAGTCGTGGGAGGCGATCGCCATCGAGATGGGCCGCAGCCGTGGGCATCTGCAGGACCGGGTCCGGCAGCTGGTCCAGCCGTGGTGCCTGCAGCTGATCGAGGCCGAGCAGCCCTCGACCAGCCACCGGGCCCACGGCACCTACGTCAAGTCGGTGCAGGACGACTGCCGCTGTGAGTGCTGCCGTTACGCCAACGTCGTGTACGAACGCGACCGGCAGCTCCGCCACCGGCGGGGCACCCACGACCTGGTCGATGCCGACCCGGTCCGGGCCCGGCTGGCCGAGCTCGCCGCCGACGGGATCGGCCTCAAGCAGGTCGCCCGCCTCTCCGGGGTGTCCCACGGGGCCCTGTCCAAGCTCGTCCACGGCCAGTCGGGACGGCCACCCTCCAGGCGGTGCCGCACCGCCACCGCCGAACGGATCATGGCGGTCACCGCCTCCCTGGACGACCTCGCCGACGGCGCCCTCGTCGATGCCACCATCACCCATGCCCGCATCGCCGACCTGCTCGCCGCCGGCGCCACCAGGCCGTGGATCGCCAGCCGCATCGCCGGCCGTCCCGTCCCCTCCCTGCAGCTGGGCAGATCGACCGTCACCGCCCGCAACGCCCGGGCCGTCCGCGACCTCCACACCGCCGTGGTCGTCGCCGGCGACGTCGTGCCCGGCGAACACCACCGGCCCCTCGCCGAGGTCCGCCAGCTCGCCCTCGGCCGGCCGGCGCTGCCTGCCGGCTGGACCCACCGTCGGGAGGCCATCGGTGCCTGAACGACGCCCCCGGGTCCGGCTGGCCGACAAGGTCATCGGCCCCATCATGCGACGGGTCATCGTCCGCGCCGGCGAGCTCGGCATCATCGACGTCCGCGGCCGCGTCCTCCTCGCCGTCCTCGCCCTCACCGTCTCGTGGAACCGGGTGGAGGACACCGTCGACCTCCGCCAGGTCATGTACTACGCCGGGCTGTGCCGCGACCAGGGCGGCCGCGACAACAAGCACGGCCGGCGGATGGCACGCGAAGCGCTCTACGAACTCCGGGAGGCCGGCATGATCACCCTCGTCGAACCCGACCAGCGACTCGGGTCGTGGTGGATCGCGGTGCCCGACTGGGCCCTCGGCACCCCCGACGAAGCTGTGGACAACCCGGCCGGACAGCCTGTGGACAACCCTGGTGAAGGGGGTCAATCGCCCCCCTTCACCCGACCCGAGAGGGGGCGATCAGCCCCCTCAAGGGGGTCAATCGCCCCCCTTCAAGGGGGTCAATCACCCCCCGACTACGTACCGAAGAGTTCCGAAGGAATCCCGAGTCGCGCGCCCGCGCGCACGCGAGGCCCCACCCGTCCCGTCCAGCTGCAGCTCGCCCTCGTCTGGATCCGCGAACTCACCGGCGACGGCCTCGACACCGACGACCCGATCTGCACCCTGCTGCTCGAGCTCGACGAGGCGGACCATCAGGCACTCGCCGACCTCGCCCGCGAACTCGCCGACCCCGCCGTCGCCCACCTCCTCGACGACGACGACCTCGCCGACTGGATCCCCGAACTGCTCCACGAGCTCCACCCCGACCGCATCCCCCCACCAGCCGGCGTCCAACAACTCGCCACCATGCACGGACCCCTCGCCCACCGGCTGCTCGCCGCCGCAGCCCCCACCGCCCGCCAACGCCTCAGCGAGATCTCCGGCGGCCTCGTCCGACCCATGTCCGACCGGCCCGACGACCCCGTCATCCGCCCCTACCTCGCCGACGCCATCACCAACCTGACCGGATGACCCCCGATGCCGCCTCCGCTGGGCCAATTGGGAAACTTTCATCGATCGAGCAGGGAACTGCGTACGTAAGAAGCATGATCATCGAACAAGCAAGCGCCGTTCTGTCCGACGACAACGTCTATCGCTACCGGCTCGACCGCTGGTGGGGCGCCGGCCCACGCCTGGTCTGGGTCATGCTCAACCCATCCACAGCCGACGCCACCGACGACGACCCAACCATCCGCCGGGTGCGCGGATTCACCCAACGAGAGGGCTACGACGGGTTCACCGTCGTCAATCTCTACAGCCTCCGCGCCACCGACCCCAGCGCGCTGACCGATCACGACGACCCGGTCGGCAGGCAAGGCGATTCGATCCCTCACCAGGTCATCGAACGCGCTGCTGCAGTCGTCGTCGCCTGGGGAGCACACCCGATGGCCACCGAGAGGGCATCACTGATCCGACGAGCCCGTCCCGACGCGCTGTGCCTGGGGCACGCCAAGGCCGGAGCGCCCCGTCATCCCCTACTCATCTGCAAGACCCAACCGCTCGTCCCCGCGTGGCCGTCGACCTGACGCCAGGACATCAACGAAGGAGAGTGAGGCACATGAACAGGGGAACCATCATCCGGTCGTGGACCGAGGGACTGGTCGCCGAGGTCTGCTGCAACTGTGGGATGGCCTTCGCCATGCCCATCTCGTTCAAGGATCAACGGCTTGCGGACGGCAAGACCTTCTCGTGTCCCGCGGGGCACGAGCAGCACTACACCGCCCGGAAGGATGAGGTCGACAGCCTCAAGAGGCAGCTGGCTGCCGAGCGTGGGAATCGTCGGCACACCGAGGAGCTGCTGGACCGGGAGAAGCGGAGCAAGGCGGCCTACAAGGGGCAGCTGACCAGGACCAGAAAGCGGGTGGCTGCTGGCGTGTGTCCGTGCTGCAACCGGTCGTTCGAGAATCTGGCCCGTCACATGTCCGGCCAGCATCCCGAATGGTCAGGCAACGATCCGGCCTGATTGTCGGGAGACCCGAGGGGACCGACGCCCGGTGGTCGCCGGGGGTGGGTTGGCGACCGACGTGGGAATGGTCCCCTCGGGGTCGACGGAGGATAGCGGCAGGATGGAGGCCGGGCACGACGTTGCCCCCACCGTGGTGGGGGCAAGGGATCAGCAGATGGGCAGCAGGTCACAGACGGTGTCGAGGAGGGGTGGCGGCACGGGGCCGCGGTCGGGATCGGTGTCCGGCGGTGGGACGTCCGACGGCGCGGTGGGTTCCGGTGGAATCGACGGTGCCGGGGGTGACGGGTCTGCTGCTGCCGGTGGAGGGGGCTCGGCTGCAGGCGGTGGCGCCGCCGGCGCTGGTGCCGGTGGGGCTGGTTGGGTGGGGGAGAGGGGGATGCCGCCGAGGTCGCGGACCTGTTGGGAGAGCACGTCGACCTGTTCGGAGAGGCTGTGGACCTCGTCGGTGAGGCGGGAGATCTCCTGGAGGAGTTCGTCCTCGCGTGTCTGGGCGGTGTCGGCCTGGGTGTCGAGTTCGGTGACGAGGACCCGGATGCGTTTCTGGTCCACGGCGGTGACGGCGAGGAGTCCGATGACGAGCAGGCCGATGACGAGCAGGCCGGAGCGGCGGGCGAGGTCGTCGAGGCGGGGCAGGTTCATCCGGCCCATCGGGCGAGCTCCAGCGCGACGGTGACGGCCATCGTGTACAGCACCAGGCCCTCTCGGCGGGTGATCAGGACCGGTCGGTCGGCAGGCGCAGAACGGCTGGGAGGCCGAGCATGGCTGCGGCGATGACCAGCAGCTCTGTTCGGGGGCCGGTGGCCAGCACCGTCTCGTGGACGAGGAGGGCGAGTCCGGCGAGGAACAGCATCACGTCCCGGGCGGTCTGCCAGGTCGGCGGGTCCGGTCTGGTCGGGGGTCGTGGTGGCGGTGGTGGTGGGGCGGTCATGCATGTCCCTCGTGCTCCCTTGCGGCCTCTGGCTCGGTGGACCAGACCGTGACCATGACGATGCCGATCCACAGGCCGACGGCGAGGAGGGTGGAGTCGGCGAAGCGGCCGTCGACGACGGCGTCGACGGCGACGGCGACGGCCCGGACGAGCGCGAAGCCGCGGATGAGGTGGACGGTCTCGGTGTGGACGGGACGGCCGCGCAGCAGCGCGGTGGTGCAGCCGTAGGCGGCGATGCCGGCCACGATCGGCCACAGCTGGGGTGCGGGCAGCGGCACGTTGTAGGGCGGGACAAGGATGACTGCCGCCCAGGCGAAGAACCCGGCGAGGAACGCCACTCTCGGCCGCTGGCGTACCTGTCCGATGGTTCGGCGGATCACCGGCTGCGCTTGACGGCAGCCCGGACGGCGCCGTAGCCGATGGCCTGCGCGGTGATGGCCGCCAGGGCGGCCTCGCCCTCGATGCGTCCGGCGAGGGCCAGCAGCAGGGCGCACACCATCACGGCGACGGTCACGGAGAACTCGCTGGTCCGGTGTCCCGGCTTCACGCCGTCGTCTGCGGCTGGGCTGTCGGGTGTCGGGGTCGGGGGGTCCCACATGGTGTCTCCGGTCACAGGCTGTTGAGGTGGTCGGACTCGATGGCGTGAGCCCGGTCGTGGGTGTCGTGCCGGTCGGTACCGGCGACGGTGACGACCCGGTCGGCGAGCTGCCGGTCGTACCCGCCGGCGGCGGCCCGCCCGACGAGGTAGACGGTGCCGACCCGCTGGCGGGCGGCGAGCGACCCGACGTGGGCGTGGAGGTGGGCGGCAAGGCCACGGGCGATCCGCTCGTCGGCGGCCACGCCGTCGGCGTAGCGGACCGCTTCGCGGAGCGGGGCGGGCAGGTCGGGCACGACCGGCTGGCGGGCAGCGGCCATCGCGGCGTAGACGGCCTCCATGGCAGCGATGTCGCCGGCGCCCACCATCCCGGAGGTCGGCAGGCCGAGGGTGGCCTGCCAGGCGCGGGTCGCGGCGGCGGTCAACGGGCCGAAGTCGCCATCGACGACCAGGTCGGCACCGCCGGCGTGGACCAGCTGCTGCTGCCAGACGACGACCGCGTCGCCGGCGTCGCCCTCCATCAGCAGCGCCCCCTCGGGCCGGACCGGCCCCCCGCCGGCGGTCGCGCCGGTGTAACGGGGCCGGAACACCACGCTGGTGACCATCGCACCGAGGTCTCGCCGCTTGCGGAGCACCGCACCGCCGTTGGTCTGGGAGCCCGCGGAGGAGGTGTTGCCCTCGATGGTCTGCCAGACGGTGCCGCCCAGGTGCTGCTCGAGGATGATGTAGTGCTCGATGCGTCCCTTCCCGCCGGGGAAGTCCACGACCGCATGGTCGCCCGGGCGGGCGTCGGCCAGCCGGACGGTCCGGCCGGCTGCGGCGGCGTCGACGGCGACCCGTGGTGTGTAGGCGGACCGCGAGACCGGTTCGAGCCCGGCGAGGATCTGCATGGCGACGCCGAACGTGGCGCACCAGGCGTAGCCGTTGGCGTGGCCGGCGATCGCAGCGAACGGCTGCCGGTTGGAACCTGCAGGCGACTCCGTGACCCCCAGGTGGGACCGGGCGTGGGCGAGCAGCTGGTCAGGGGTAGTCATGACGGGGGTTCCCTTCTTCGGGCATGGCAACGCCCACCTCGGCGGGTGGGCGTTCGGGGGCAGTCGTTGTGGGAGGGGTCAGGTCCGCATGGATGCGGCGACCTGCTGGGCCACGACGTGGGTGGCGTGGCGGGCCAGTTCTCGGCGTCGCCGGTCGTAGCGCATCGGTTCGTCGTGGACCTTGGGCCGACGGACCCGTGCTGCAGGGTCGCTGGGCAGGTGACCCTCCTCGAAGGCGTACCGGTACCACAGCCGGACCGTGGAGATGCGCCGGGCCACGGTTGCCGGCTTCAGGTGCCGGTCCTCCTCGTGACGCATCCACAGCTCGATGTGGGCACGCTGCACCTCGAGCGGGTCGACGTCATGGGTGGCGAGGAACCGCGACCAGAGCCGCAGGTCGATGGTGTAGGCCTCGCGGGTGGTGCGCTTGTAGCCGGCCAGGAACCCGGCGGTGATCATCTCCGCCACGTTGTCGGTGAGCGGCATGAGTGTGATGGCGCCGTGCGGGCGCGCGGGAGTACCGTCGTTCATGATCAAGACCTCCACGTCTTGGTCCGGGCCCGGGGTGTTGCAAGCACCGCCGGGCCGCTTCATCTGGTTGACAGGACCACGCTAGTCACCGGTGAGGGCCATGGGAACGGCCGTTCCAGGATTGTGGACAGCTATTCGTGGTCCGCACCGTCCCGCCAGGGCGGCCGGCTCCTGCAGGTATCCGTCGCTGGCCGGCTCGTGGGAGCGGCCCGACCTGCGCCTACGCGGCGCGGACTGCGCTAATCACGGACGGCCGAGGACGGCCCCATCAGGTGTGCGGATACCGCAAATAATATTTGCGCGTCGGCTAGCTCTGCTCGGCCTCGCGGCGGCGGGTGACCCATCCGTGGATCGTCCGGTGCGAGATGCCGGTGACCCGCTCCAGCGTGCGGAAGCTGATCCCCAGGTCGGCGGCCTCCTGGAGCGCGGCGTGCAGCTCCTCCTCCGCGTCCTGCCAGCGGGCCGCGAGCTTGGCCAGCCGCTCGGCGGTCGGCGGGTCGATGTAGCCGGACGGTGACATGGACGGGGAGGGTATCCCGAGCGCGTCGGGCGGCGGGTTGAGGAGTTCCTGCACGCGGGCGTCGAACGCGGCCCGCTGGTAGTCGTACATGTGGACCTTGCGCGGGGTGCGCCGCGACTGGATGTCCTGCGCGACCAGCCTGGCGGCTTCCTCCAGCCGCTTCGAGAGCGTCACGGCGTGCCCCAGAGGTCGCCGTCCTCGGTTCGGTGCATCCCGTCGTGGAAGGGCGGCAGGACGCAGGCGAACAGCTCGACGCCGATGCCGAGGTCGAGCCTGGCGTCGCACGTGCCCGACGTCGACCCGGTCGCCGCAGCTTCCTCCTCGGTGATCGGCCGTCGCCGGTCGGGGTCGCCCGTGGGCTCGACCGCGGTCCAGCGGCTGCGGCCGGTCATGACCCCGCCATCAGCTGCGGCAGCCCGGGGCCGCCGACCTGTAGGTCGCCACGGTCGATCGCGACCTTGGCCGTCTCGTAGAGGGTGCGGCCGGTGGCCGGGTCCACGAGGTGGGCAAGCCATGCCTCGTGGAACGTCTCCACACCCTCCTCGACCGACTCCATGCGTGCCTTGATCGACCAGTAGAGGACTCGCCAGATGCGGCGTTCCTCCTGCTCGTAGTGCTCGCCCTCGAAGTCCGCGCGGGTCTTGGACCGTGCGCGGGACAGCTTGGCCTTGATGGCCTTCTCGTCGGGCTGGCTCATGGGGACGCGCATCCGCACGCGGGTGGCGTCGAGCACGAACTCCAGCGCGGCCCAGCGGGTGCCCTGGATGTCGGCTTCACCGAACTGGAACGTGTCGGCTCCGTGCTTGCGGAGGATCCTGCGGATCTCCGATTGGGACTTGTCGACGGCGACACTGGTGTTCTCGTAGGCCATGCGTGCAGCCTACACCGTTCACGATCGGAACACTACGTTCCACTCATGAACATATCCGTCGATCAGTCGGGGTTGGCAGACTGTGTGCGACAGCCGAACTACTGCAGTGCGTGGTCGTCGTAGGCGGCCGTGATCTCTTGGGTGGTGTCGGCCTGCAAGTGCCATTTCCCACAGACGCAGTAGCCGAAGTAGGGTCCCTCGGGAACCTCATCGTTCATGAACGACAGGCCCACGAGCAGGTGGTCGACGGGTGGTGGTAGATCGTTCATGCGCTAGGGTTCCTCGACGGTCGCGGGTACAGTCCGGTGTCGGACAGGCTCACCGGTTCGAACCGGACCTCCAGGGTGAGGCGGCCGATGTGGGCGGTATTGGAGCCGAGCCTTTCGACCTGAACGGCGAGGGTGTTGAGTGCCATCGCTGACACGGCGATCGGCACGACCGCCTTGCCGACGAACGTGGCTCGCTCCCCACTGGCCGCCGGAGTGGTGCAGGACCCATAGGCCATCGACTGAGCGACACCGTTGAGCAGCAGGGTGGCATTGACTCGGGTGGCAGTACCCCCCGAGATGGCATAGCCGGCGATGTCGACGAACATGCGACCGTCGAAGGGCCACACGACCTTCAGGTCGGTGGCCGTGGACGGGTTTTCCTGAGAGGTGATGTCGAACTGGAAGGGGGCGGAGGCAACGTCGAGGAGCGACCCACCAGCGGCGATCGAGGTGGACGAGTCCGGAACCTGCCGCAGTCCGTAGACCGTCGACGCGAAGGGTGTGGCGATCACGTGGCCTCCAGCCAAGTCAGTAGGTAGGTGGAGATGAACCCGCAGTACAACCTCAGCGCTGCCTGGGTGGTGCGATGGCGAGCCGACCCCCCCACGGAGCCCTCAAGGGTGGAGGACGCCTCCACGGTGATCGCTGCGCCATCGAGGCGACCGGCGACGTGTCTGGCGTAGTAGCCGGCCCAGTTTCCCAGCAGGGGCTTGCCCTGGTTGGGTTGGGCAACCGAGTACGTGGCCGCCGGGGTGTAGACCCCCAGCCAGGTCCGCAACGCTCTGGAGGCAAGATCTCTCCGGCTACCGACGACGATGTGGTTCGTTGGCGGGACGATCTGCAGTTCGTTCGCAGGGCTGGAACCGAAGTTGTGGCAGTCGATGACGCAGGAACTGGAGCGCGCGTCGATCAGGTCGCGGATGAAGTCGGTCTCAGGCTCCGAGAGAGCCGCGGACCCCTTGGCCGCCAGGGTTGCGCCGAGAGCGTCGTCGGCTGGCACGAACGGGGTCCACAGGAACGGGTAGTTGCGGTTCGGGTCGACGTCGTTGGCGTTGAGCCGGCCCGGTTCGTTGGGGGAACCGGGATAGGCCCGGTAGCCGTAGGGGTTTGCGGTGGGTACCCACTCGATCTGGATGCGTGACCGCAGGTAGCGCATCGTCGGATGGTTGGACTGCACGAACCCCTGGAAGAACCGCATCGCCGCGTGCTGGGACAGCACTTCCTCACCGTGCTGCCCCGCGACCAGCAACACCCGACGGCCAACGGCTGGGCCGAACCGGTAGGAATACATGTTGTTGACCCCGTCGGAACAGAGCCCTCCGTCGGTCTTGACCACCGTACCTGCGCCGATCTCGGTGGCGAACAGGGCGTCGATGCCTGTGATCCAGTCGGGGTAGGTCTGGGCCAGCCACGATTCTCCGTAGACGTTGGCAGTGTCGAACTCTGCCCAAATCGCCAGCGGGTTGCGGAGGTGTGCGTCGAGGCCGAGGTACCCATCGGCGGCATCGTCCTGCGCCAAATATGTGGCGATATCTTCCTGCCGACGTGCCTCGATGACCTGCTCGACGGCGAGGGCGAGGTCGGCCAGGTTGGTGCGGCCGAGGCCGGCAACGTCGTCGCCGCCCGGGTAGGGCAGCTCGTGGATCGGGGTGGTGGCCATCTACAGCTGCTCCTGCAGTTCGAGAGGGGTGGTGCCGGCCAGCTCGTCCCAGCTGATCCCGGTGGTCTCGAGCTCGTCCCAGCTGATGCCGAGTTCGGCGAGCCGGTTCCAGGTGAGGCCCGAGATGACCCGGACGGTCAGCCCCACCCGAAGCCCGGCGGGGGTGGCCTCGATGGCGCGTGCAAGGGCGGTGTCGGGGTCGGGCGTCTGGGCGGTGTAGGTGTCGACGATCAGGTCGTAGGGACGGTCGGTGTCATCGTTGGGTCGGCGCCGTTCGCGGATGTCGACCTCGCGGTCGCCCTCGAGGACGTCGGCGACGGCAGCCTGGATGGTGTCGGTGCGCCCACGGGCCCAGCTGTCGGGACGGCGGATCCGGTTTCGTTGCTCGGTGACACCGAGACCCGGTGGCAGTCGGACGCCAACCCACTGCGACAGCCAGTCGAGCCACTCGGCTGGAATCTCGTCGACGTCGAGGAGCAGCTGCAGGCCGGGCTCGCCGCCCCGCCAGCGGATGGCCCTGTCGGTCTCCTGGGCGAGGTGGCCGACGCCGTCCATCCATGCCAGAGCGACCCAGCCGGTCGTGGCGTCGTCGGCCCGGGCAGTCGGGCCGATCGCCTCGTACCACTCGAGGGTGGCGTCGGCGATGCCGGTGATGCCCCATGCGAACGGGGAGGCCCACCCCCTGGTGGCGGTCCAGTCGGCGTCGCCGAGCCCGATCCGGTCGGCGCGGCTCACGAGGCGATGACCTCGCTGTCGCGGAGCCGGTCGAGGATCGTGTTGACGGTGCTCTCCAGGGCCGTGAGGGCGGTACCGATGTCGGCCAGCGCACCGGTGGCCAGGTCGTCACGCAGTGTGTCGGCGTCCACGGGGCTGTCAGCCGGGGCAGTGATGGCGCCGAGGGAGACGTCGGCGACGGCTGGCTGCTGGTCGATGTGGCCACCGTCACCAGCGGTGCCGGCGTGGCTGGACAGGGCGTCGGCGACGGTGGTGACGGCCCCGGTGGTGGCGGCGCCGATGTCGGCGGGGGCGATCGCGTCGGATCCGCCGGTTGCGTGGGACGCCGTGTGGGCCGTGGGGGGGCGGGCGTTGGTCAGGCGGCTGTCGTTTCCGGCGCAGGCCTGGGTGGCGCCGGTCCCTAGGGTGCGGCGTGACGGGGTGCCTGCGGCGGCGTCGGACGCCAGGTCGAGCTTGGACTCGGCGATCGCCGCGTCGTCGGCGACCTTGGCGTTGGTGACGGTCCCATCGGCAGGCGTGACGTCGGCGAACTCAAGCGCCGTGCCGGCGTCGTTGACCCGGACGACCTGTCCGGCGGTGCCGCCGGTGGTCCCCCAGGCGGTGGCGGCGATCTGGGCGGGTGCGGTCCAGGTCGTGGCGCTGCCGGTGCCGCCGCGCAGCAGGTAGCCGTTTGCGGGGGTGGAGGCGGACCGGCCGACCTTGGCCTCCAGTGCCAGGAGGGCGGTGGTGATGACCCCGAGGAGGTTCTCGGCGTTGCGGGCCGGGTCGTTGTCGCCCCCCACGATGGGGTCGCCGGTCATGTCGTAGCCGACGATGGACGGCAGGTTGTCGGTCTCGTCGAGCTGGGCTGGGTAGCGGGTCTGTCCGTCGGTCACGCAGGGCTCCTCGGGTCAGGCGGCGATGCCGGTGATCACGGTCGGGGTGTCGGCATCCAGGGGGGCGGGCAGCCCGGCTGGGCCGTCGAGCTGCACGTCGGCGGTGCCGCCATCGAGGGTGAGCGCGGTGACGTGGTCGACCCCGTCGGCGGCGTCGATCCGGGCGGCCAGCTCGAGGTAGCGGACGGTCCGGTCGTCACGCCAGGCGGGCGGCTCCTCGTCACCGCCGGCCCATCGTCCGGGCGACAGGTAGATCGCCGCGGCCAGGGTGGCGTTGGCCACGACGACCGCCGGGTCGTAACCGGTCAGAACGGTGACGGTGAACGCCACCGCCAGCGGGGTGTAGGTGGGCGGGCCGACGCGGACGACGAAGTTGGTTTCGCGTTCGGCCTGCAGGTAGGCGTCGACCGTCGCCGTGACGCCGCCGGATGGGACATGCCCGTCTGCGTCGACGATGCCGACCCAGACCGTCCGGGCGTTGTCGTGGGTGTCGGTGTCGGGGTCGTAGCCGTCGAGGGCGACGGCGCGGTGGACCCCGTCGATGCGTCGGGCGAGACGGGCGAAGTCGTCGGGTCGGATCGCGCGTGGGGACATGAGCTCGAACTCGTCGGTCAGCCGGCTCAGGTAGGCCTCGGTGGTCTCGGCGTCGGTGCCGCCCGACGCGACGCTGTCGGCGACGATGCCGGCGACGACCGCGGGCGCCTGGACCAGCGTCATCGTGCCCGGGCCGAGGCCGTTTGCATGCACGCCGGCCAGGACGGCCTGCATGGTCACCTCCACGGTGGTCTCGTCGGCGTCGACGACGCTGTCGGCGATCGTGGTGAACGCTGTGAACGTGCCGTCGCCGGTCGCGAACGCGGCGAGGGTGCCGGCGGGGATGGTGTGGCCGTTGGTGTTGGCGACGGTGATGGTCGCCTCGATCGTGGCGGGGGTGGCGGCGCCGCGGGCGATGGCGACCTGCTGGGACCCGAACCGGTCGAGCTCGGCGTCGGTGCGGGCGATCGCCACGACACGGGTCTCGCGTTGCAGCCGCACGAACTCCTCCAGGAGGGCGGCGTCCAGCGAAGCGGTGTCGAGGACCCACCGGCCGGCGGTGCGCTGCTTGATCCGCTCCACTGCACGGGTCAGCAGGCTGGTGTGGTCGGTGTCGAGCGGCAGCTGGGTGTAGGCCATCTATCGGACTCCGGTGACGACGATGCGGACGGGCTGGATGCCGTGGCCGTCGGCCTGGCCGACGGTGACGTCGAGGAGGGCGCGGGGCACCCATCGGCGGATGCGGCTGCGCAGCTCGGTCTCGTCCAGACCGCTGTAGGTGGGGTCGGGCGTCCCGAAGGTGGGGGAGACGGTCCGCTCGCCCGGGTCGGTGACCACGGTGAGCCGGACGGCCTGTGCGGTACCGGGGATGCTGTCCCGGTCGACGGTGGCGATGCGGCCGGTGTGGTCCAGCCGCATCGGCCAGGCGAGCTGGTCGGCCATGGTCATGCTCCTGTGGGCCAGCCGATGAAGGCGATCACCCATGGTTGGGACTCGTCGCCGTCGACGAACCCGACGAGGCACTCGGTCCCGACCGGCGGGGTGCCGGCGTCGGCGAGGTGGACGTGCCCGTCGGCGGTGGCGACGGGGATGCGGCGGGGTTCGTAGCGGCACGGCCCGACAGGGGCGTCGCCCCGACGGTTGATGACGACGAGCAGCGGATCAGGGGACGCCACCCTGCCGGCGAGCAGGCCCACTGTGGGACGTTCCGGGTCGAACAGGCTCATCGGTACGCCACGCCGGGGACGAGCCCACCATGTGTCCAGGACCGTCCGGCGGTGGCCGACCATGACCCGACGCCGTACCGGCGGCCGCGCGCCTCGATGGTCTGGCCGTTGCCGAGGCTGATGGCGACGTGGCCGGGCTGGCCCGGGGTGCGGAACAGCAGCGCCCCGTATGTGCGGACGGCATCGGCGACTGAGATCTCCCGTCCGGCGCGGGCGCAGGCCAGGTACTGGTTGTAGGACCCGTCGACGAATCGGACGCCGACGCGGGCCAGCGCCCACTCCACCAGCTCCGAGCAGTCGAACGCTCGCGGGGAGGGGTTGGACGGTGCAGCCTCGGCCCCGAACACGTACGCGGTGCCGGTCTGGGAGAGGGCCACCGACACGAAGTCGGGGGTGAGGAGCCCCGAGCCGCCACCGGACACGTGGACGGTCCCGTCGAAGCCGAAGGCAGTGACCGCCTCGTGGTCGGGTTCGGGCAGCGGTTCCTGTGGGCGGGTCAGGTCGACGTTGGTGACGCCGGTGACGTGGTTGCGGGTCACCGTGGCGGTCAGCCACTCGCCGGCCACCAGCCCGACCCCGGCCGGGATGTCGACGGGGTCACCCACCAGTCCGACCCACGGCTCGGTGGTGTGGAAGCTGGCCGCGGCGGCGGGCATTCCGTGGTCGATGGTGAACCCGAACCGGCTGATCCCGTCGACACCCTCGCGGACGACGATGGGGGTGCGGCGGGACCGCAGCCAGCCGTCGGAGCCGAACAGCAACGTCTGACCGTCGGAGAAGCAGCGGCGGCGCACGTCACGGGCCAGGCGGACCAGCGCATCCCACGACGTCTCGTTCGGGTCGGCGATGCCCCGCCCGATCTGGCCCCCGTGGGGTTCCTCGCCCGGCTCGAACTCACACGCCACGCCGGCCTCCTCGGCCAGGCGGGCGGCGAACTCGCCACGGGTCGTGGTGCCCGCCGCGGCGGTGAGGGCTCCGGTCCGGTCGCGAAGCGCGGCGACGATGACGTCCTCCCACTCCACGTTCAGCACCGCCGACGTCGCGGCGCCGACCAGCCGCACGAGGTCGTAGCGACGTCCGGCGAGGGTCACGATCGACCGCTGCGTCGCCGCCGGCGACGCCAGGAACGTCCGATCGTTGTCGAGGAGGGCGAACCGGGCAGTGCCGGCCCGTTCCATCGACTCCAGGGTCTCCACCGTGCCGCCGGCCAGGGCCTCCCGGAGGCTGCCGGTCACCCGGTCACCGTCCAGGAACAGCTGGTCGAGGCTCACGGGATCCTCAGCTCCTGGCCGGCCTGGATCTGCCGGGGGTCGACGATGCCGTTGAGGGCCGCGATCTCGGTCCAGTGTTCCCAGCCGCCGAGCAGGGCCGCGGCGATCGACGACAGCGTGTCGCCGGGCCGGACGACGTAGGTCTGCTCCTGGCCCGCGTCGGTGTCGGTGGTGGCGGCGTCGGCCTCCTCCGCAGCGGTCAACGCCAGGTCGGGGTCGACGGCCTCGACGAGGTCGATGGTGACCTGCAGCCCGGTGGGATGCCCGTCGGCACGGGTGTCCATCGGCCCCCACACCATCCGGTCGACCTGCCATACCTGCTGCTGCCACATGCCCCAGCGGATCCGCAGCCGCGGCGGGGCGACACCGGCGTCGGGGTTGCCCTGCCATCCGCGGATCAGGTCGTACTCGCCGAGGACCGACCCGCCGGCGGGTGTCCGGTTGATCTCGATGTCCAGACGACGCTCGTGGGCGTCGTTGCCGACCCACACCCGCGCGGTCTTGCGGTGCGGACGCGCCACCGTCTCCCAGATCGGATCGCCACCCTGACGCTGGATCTCCTCCGCATCGAAGCCGAGAAGCTCCAGCGTCGGGCCGCCGTCGAGGTTCTCCACGACCATCAGCTCCGGCGGCTTCTGTCGGGCCCAGTACTCGATCGTGGCCGACATCAGCGTCGGGCCCGCAAGTGGTCGACCTCGTCGACGACGAGCTGGGCGAGCGCACGCACGTCCGGGTCATTCGCCGCCACAGTCCGACCACCGATCGTGACAGGACCGTGGAACTGGACGCTGGTGCCGGCCTCGCCGAGGGAGCGGGGTGCGGCGGCGACGTCGATCCGGCCGGCGGTCAGCACGGGTGTGGCGTCGAACGCGGCGGTGTCCACGCCGGCACCGGAGAGGGCTTCTCGGGCTCCTGCGGGCAGTTGCACGGGTCCGGTGGGGGTCACGCCGGACAGGGCGACGCCGGCACGGCGGGCTGCGGTCTCGACCTCGCCGAGACGGCTGACGATCGCGTCGTAGGTCTCCTCCGTCAGGCGTCCCTGCTCGACCTGGCGGCGCAGCTCCTCCCGGAAGTCGGCGCCGGAGGTCTCGCCGTCGTTGTGGGCGCCGCGAAGGTCGACGAGGGCACCCTCGAGGTCCAGGGCGGCGGTGGCGGCGTCCTCCTGGGCGGCTTGGATGTCGGACTGGGTTGAGGTCCCGTCGGCCTGGACCGTGTCGAGTCGTTCCTGGGCGTCGGCCAGGTTGCGCTGGGCGGTCGTGGCGGCAAAGACCGGGTCGACGGCGGCGCGGGCCTGGTCGAGGCGGGCCTGCATCGCCTGGGTGGTCAGCTCGATGGCCGAACGGGTGGTGTCCTCGCTGCCCCGCAGCCGGTCCAGCGTCCCGATCCACCCGTCGTGTCCGGCCATCGCACGGGCGGCTGCGGCGGCGGCGGTGTCGGTGGCGTCTGCGGTGTCGCGGGCGGCGGCGGCGGCAAGCCCCTGCGCGGCGGCGTGGGCGGTGTGATGGGGGATGCCCATCTCCACGAGTTCCTGGTAGCGGACGGCGGCGTCGGTGGCGTTGGACTGGTCGATCTGCAGCTGGCGTTGCTGTTCCTGCGCGCCGGTGAGGGCGTCGCGCTGGTCACCGAACACGCGGGTGACCGCGTCGATTGCCTCACGCTGGGCGTACAGGCCGCCCTCGAAGTCGCTGCCGGCGTCCAGGGCTGCGTTCAGCGCATCGTCGACCGCAGCGACGGCGTCTGTCTCGTTGCGGACAGCGGCGACGAAGGTGTCGGTGGAGATGCCGAGGGCAGCGAGGTCGTCGTACAGCTCGGCCTTGGCGATCGCGTTCTCGATCGTCGCCCGGGTGTTGTCGCCCAGCGCGCCGGAGTCGGCCTCCAGCGCCGCGGTGTAGGTCTCCAGACGCTGCTTGGCGTCCATGTGCCGGCTCATCAGGACACCGACGCCGACTGCGGCGCCGGTCAGTGCCAGCCCCCACGGGCCGGTCATGAACACCGCAGCGGACATGGCGGCGGTGCGGAGCCGACCGACGTTGGTGATCAGCGCGCCGATGCCCTGGATGGCCGGGCCGGCACCGGCGGCCAGACCGGCGATCGCGAATCCGGCGTCGCTGAACGGGGCGATCGACGCCTCAGCCGAGGCCCATGCCATGCCGATTCGGTCGGACAGGGTCAGGGTCTCCGCGTGCGCGTCGGCGATGGTGTCGGTGGACGTCAGCAGGGTCTGTCGCATCGCGTCGAGGTCGAACCGGCCCTCCTGGATGGCGCGGGACAGGTCAACGCCGGCGCGGGCCCCGAAGGTCTCCATGGCGATGCCATTGGCCTCTGCGGCCGATCCGGCGTTCTCGATCTGCTCCATGACGTCGACGAGGGCCTCCTCCGGGTCACGCAGGTCGCGGGCCCACCGCGACATCGCGACGCGCAGGCCACCCATGACCAGCTCGAGGTTGACACCCTCCTGCTTCCACTTGCCCATCAGCAGGGCGGCGTCCTCCATGCCGTAGCCGAGCTCGCGCAGCGGTGCGCCGTACTGGACGATGGTCTGGCCGAGCTCGTCGATGCTGGGGCCGGTCAGCTGGCTGATCCGAAACATCATGTCGAGGCTGTCGGAGGCCTGGTCGGTGGCGACACCCCAGTCACCGAAGGTGCGGCGGAGGGTGCCGACGTCCAGCTGGTTACCGATCTCGCCGACCTGGGCCATCTGGCGTGTCAGCTCCTCGAGATTCTCGCCGGTCGCCCCGAACCGGGTGTTGAGCTCCGCAACGATGTCGCCGAGCTCGCCCATGTCGGTACGCACCGATCCGGCGACGCCACGAACGACGTCGGTCATCGCCTCCAGGTCGTCTCCGGTGGCGCCGGTGCCTGCCCGGATGGCCCGCTCCGCCTCGCCCCACTCCTGCGCGACCTCACGGAACCCCGCCGACAGCACCCCGGCGGCAGGCGTCACCCGGCGAGTCATCGTCGACCCGACCCGGCTCCAGCTCTCCCCGGCCCGTCGGGTGGATGCGTCGACGTCGGCCGCGGCACGCTGCGTGTCGGACAGGGCTGCCTGGACGTCGCGGGTGGCGCCGACCACCTGGTTCTGGCCGCGGGCGATGAACTGGAAGAACAGGTCAGGCACGGCTGGAGTCCTTCCATCTCAGGTCCTGGGCGCCGAGGCCACGGGCAACGTTCTCCACCAGCCAGCGTCGCCGGGCCAGGTCGGCCTGGGCGACACCAGTGGTGACGTGATCGATCCACACCCGCTCGACGTCGTCGGTGTGGGCGTAGGTGAGCGCGTCGGCCACCCCGTGCAGGGCCGCGGTGACGGCCGCTGCGGCTACGGGGTGGCCGGCGATTTCCCCGCGACGGCCTTCAGGGCGATCCGACGGCCGTAGCCGGTGAACCCCAGGACGGCGTCCATGGCCGCGGCGATGTCGGCCTCGGTGGCGAACAGTGCACGGACCAGCTCGACGGCACCGCCGGTCTCGGCGCCCACCAGCGGAGCGACCCGTCCATCGGTGAACGTCGGCGGGTCACCTCCGTCGGCACAGGCCGGCTCGGTGACGCCGGTCGTGGGGTCGTGCAGGTACACACCGACGCAGGCCGTCGCGACGATGCGGGCGGCGTAGTCGATCCGGTCGCTGTCGGTGCTGCCGGCCCGTTCGCTGGCCTCCAGATAGGTGTCGTCGTCCAGCGGACGAACACGCACCAACACCTGGGGGCGGCTGTACCGAGGGACCGGCAGATCACGGACGAGGCCGTCGAGGACCTCCGTGCGATGCCGGACGAACTCCTCCAGCAGGCTCATCGGCGCATCGGCTCCTGGCAGGACAGGGTGAGCGACAGCATCCCGAGCTCGTCGCTGTCGCTGTCCGGCTCGAAGGTGTTGACCAGCTCCAGCCGGCACGACGGCCACCGCTTGGGACGGATGTCGGTGCGGGGCTTGCGGTTGACGTCGAGCTCGGGCTCGATGACCTCGCAGCCCTCCAGCTTGCCCTGTCGGGTCTCCAGGTAGGCGGCGAGGGCAGAGTCGACGTCGGGGTCGTGCTGGCGGGTGACGACGATGTCCTCGATGGTGGCCGGTCCGGACCGGCCACCCGTGCGGTAGCCCGAGCCGGCACGGGCCCGCTTGTTGGTGGTGCGCGACAGCGTGCCACCGCTGCGGGTCTCGAACAGCAGGATGCCGGCGACACCGGGGATGCGGACCTGGACGATGGCGTCGGAACGGGTGAGCGTTGCGCCCATGGGAGATCTCCTCTACGACTCGGACGGGTGGGGACAGGTCAGGCGATGGTGGAGCGGACGAAGTCCAGGGCGATGGTCTCCGCGGTCCCGGCGAGGGTGTAGGGCAGCTGCGCGACGATGCGGCCCTGACCGATCACCGTCGCGGTGGTGCCGGACAGGTCGACGTCGTAGACGGCGTCGGCCGGGTCGCCCGTTGGGCTGTAGAAGGCCCGCTTGGCGGCGTTGCGGTCCATCATCGACAGAAGGGTCCCGCGGAGGCCGGACAGCTTGAATCCGCCGGGCCCGTCGATGGGGGGCCCGTTGAGGAACTCGTGGGCGATCTCCTTGCCCTCCGCGATCAGCTTCATGGCGGTGCGGACGTCGGCGAGGAACGCCCACTTGCCCGGGTCGCCGTTGGGCTTGGGCTGGTAGGTGTTGCGCCACGTGGCCATGTGGATGCCGTGACGGCGGTCGGAGAGGACCACGTTGACGCCTGCCTCCCGCAGGGTGGTCTGCTCGGTCTCGGTGAACGTCTGCTCGACGTCGATGACGATGGAGGTCTCCGCGAGCCGGCCGTGACGGCCGGCGGGCGAGTTGATCGGATGGGCGGTCGCGTCGTTGCGTGACGCCAACGCCGCCGCAAGGGCCGACGGGGGCACGAGACGGCGGGTGCCGCCGGCGATCCCTCGGACCCACAGCCAGTTGCCGAACACCGGCTTGCGGATCTCCGCGGCGGCATGCTGAGTCGCCGCGATCGCCGCCAGTGCGGCCGCGCCGGTGCCGGCGGGGACGTCCAGCAACGGGGTCCGGTTGGTGATCGACCCGTCGCAGTGGGCCCGGATCGCCGCGCGGGCCGCATCGGTCGTGCCGAGCGGGACGACGACCTGGCCGGGACCGTAGTCCTCGGTGATGCGGGCCAGGTCGGCAGCGATGGTGTCGTCGTCGACGTTGGCACGGTCGTCGTCGCCGTCGGCCAGCGCCGTCGCGGCGACCACCGCCGGGTTGTCGCCGGCCTCTGCGGTCCCGCGCACCCAGCTGGAGTCGACCAGCCGTGCCTCGGCATCGGCCGGAGAGGCAAGGTCGACCCACCGTTCGACCTCGACGTCGTCGTAGGACACGACGAGGGTGAACAGGCTGCCGGTGGAGCCGGCGACCACCTGGACCTTGATCCGGTCGCCGTGCCCGCCCGGGTCGCGCGCGTCGACGGTCAGCGCATCGGCGGTGTCGCCGTCGACCAGCGTCAGCGTCGACCGTGCCGCCGACGGGCCGACACGGCGGAGCAGCCAGGCGCCCCCGAGTCCGTCGGCGAAGGCGGTGTCCAGCCAGTCGTAGGCGAGACCGTAGGTGACCCGGTCACCATGGGAGCGGACGGCCTCGTCGAGGTTGCGGACCCACGTCGGTTCGGTGGGTCCGCGCTCGAACAGGTCGACGACGAAGACGACGCCGGTGTTGGTGGCTGGACCGGATGCCGCCTCGACGGCCCGGTCGGTGATCTCCACTGGCATGGTCAGCTCTCCTCGGTGTGGGCCGCCACGGCGGCCTTGATCTGGTCACGGGTTGCGTCGTCGGGCAGCTCCACGCCGATGGAGGCGGCGTGGGCAGCCCACTGGTCGGTGCGGGCATTCCCGGCCGGCGGCCGCGGCCCTGTCGGAGGCCGGACGGGCCGCAGACCGGGCGTGTCGAGGTCCTCCTCGGCGACGTCGGTTCTCTCGCCGGCGCCGACGACCCGGCCGGTCCCCTGCAGGACCACGGGGCGGGGTCCCGGGTTGGTCATGGGGGTGGTCATCAGCTGCGCTCCTGCGGGTCGACGGACAGCTCGAGGTCGGTGGGGACCGTCCAGGGCGGCATGCCCTGCATGGGGTCGGGGGGTTCGCCTGGTGCCTCGTGGGCCGGTGGGGTGATGTCGTCGACGCGGGTGTCGGCGTAGACGCGCCCGTACAGGAGGGTGCGTGCGACGTCGCCGGCGACGGGCCGGTAGTTGGATCGACGCACCCGGGTGTCGCCGGCGAACCCGCCGAGGCTGGGCTGTTGCACGAGGACCATCCGGATGGCGGCCCGGTAGAGGTCGTTGACGGTGACGGTGTCGTCGAATCCGACGCCGCGGGTGACGACGCCCACGATGATCTGGTAGCGGCCCTGGTGGCGGCGGGTGTCGGCGTACTCCTCATCGGGGATGACGACGGCGCCGGCGGGGATCTTGGCGGCGGCAGTGATGAGCTCCTCGACGTCATGGAGCTCGTGCCAGGCGTCGTCGTCCGGGACGGTGAGGTGATCGCGTGGCAGGTCGTTTGCGGCGCAGGCCTCCGCCAGCGCCCATGGGAGCCACAGCTTCAGGGTGTCCTCGACGGCGTGGCGCAGCTGGGCGGTGGTGACGAGGGGGGTCATCTCACACCATTCCGTCGAACTGTCCGCCGGCGGCGCCGGTGAGGTGCTGCTCGGCCATGGGGATCCACCGCCGGACCAGGTCGTCGTCGGTCGGGGCGATGGGCCGGGCGGCGGTGAAGTAGCGGACGTGGGGCGGCGCGTCGAGGCCGATTCGGTCCGCGCCGATGGTCGCGTCGCCGGTCACGGCACGCTGCAGCATCCCGGTGAAGACACCCGGTGGGCCGGTCTTGCGGGCCGCCCAGTCCGGATCCAGCGCCGGCCAGGGCTGTCCGGGGGGTCCGTGTGCGGCGAACGCCTGATGGGTGAGAGCGGTGAAGTCCTCAGCGATGCGTTGCAGCAGCGGCCGCAGGTCCGATGCGCGGTCGATCAGGCCATCACATGCGGCCAGGCCTTCGCTGAGGTCAGCCTCGAGCGACATCGGAAGGTCCTCGACCGACGGTCGGCAGGGTCATCCGCACCGATCCGGTGACCGGTTCGCCGTGACCGATGCGGCCGTGCATGCCGACGTTGGTGCGGAGCCGCTCGACGGCCTCGGTGTAGCGGTCCTGCAGCTGCTGGACGATCCCCGCGGTGGCGCCGGCCCGTTCGGGCATGTAGCCGCTGGCCCACTGCTGGGCGGCGCGGAGCGCCGCGGCGTTGCGGGCGAGATCGCCGAGAGTGATCCGGTCGGAGGCGGCAGCGCGCGGGTTGATCGGCCGGGTCGGGTCGAAGGCGCCGACGTCGGCGCCGACGTCGGCGGTTGCCCGGACGGCCACGGCGCCGGCCAGGTCGTCCTGGATGGCGTTGGCCCACGACGGGAGCAACGACCTGATGTCGTCGGGGGTCGGCGTCCAGGTCGCCATCGGCTACTCCTCGGGGTCGATGAGTGCCTGCTCGAGCAGCAGGGCGATCAGGTCGTCGCGTCCCCGTCCACCCGGATCGACACCGAGGTCGGTGGCGAACCGGGCCCACGCGTCGGTCGTGGCGCCCTTGCCCGAACGGGGCGGTTCCTGGCCGGCGGGTGACGGCCCATCGGCCGGCCCGTCTTCCGGCCCGTCCGACGGGACCGGCAGGCTGTCGGCCGGCATGTCGTCGTCGGGCAGGTCGAGGTCGGTCCAGGCCGCGGGGTTGGACACCAGGTCGGCGAGCGTGGCGTCGCCGACCTGGTGTGTGTCTGGGGTGCCGGCGTCCAGCTGCAGCCAGAAGCCGGGCCGGTCGGGGTCGGGCAGGCTGACGGATGTGGCGAGTACTCGCATCAGGCGGCGGGCCACAGGGTGGCAGTGAGGATCTTGCGGGGCTGCTTGATGACGGGCAGCGCGATCCCCGACACCTTGGTGTAGGTGGTGGACGTCAGGTCGTCCTTGAGGGTGACCGCGACGACACCGGGGGCGTCGTCGGCGTCGATGATCTGCCGTTCGGCCAGCTCCGCGGACTCCTCGGTGACACCCCACTGGGTCTCGCCGACACGGCGGGACGGGTCGGTCTCACCGGAGCCGGGCAGGTAGACCAGCTTGTTCTCCGCGATGACCCGCTGCAGGTTGCCGTCGGCGTCCTCGACCTGACGGTCGTACACCCGGATCGGCGGGAGCCCGTGGGAGCGGCGGAAGTCGTTGAGCTGGGAGGGGGTGACGATCGAGGGGACGGTCCCACCGACCGACAGCTGTTCGCGGACCGCAGCGTTGCGCAGCATCAGCGACAGCGCCTGGAAGGACGTGACGGCCTCGCCGGGGGCACCGCCGGCGGCGAGCCGGTAGGCGGCCAGCCAGCCGAGCTCCTCGGTGAGGATGTCGTTGCCGGTCACCGTCGTCCATGCGGTCGCGGCGGTCTTCTTCGATCCCGAGGGGACACCGAAGTCGATGGTGACGGTGACGCCGCCCTCGTCGATGACGACCTCGCCGGTGGACAGCGCCTCGCCGCGGAGCATCTCCACCCGGTTGGCGATCGCTGATGTGCCGAGCGCGGAGTCGGTGTAGACGCTGCGGCGGATGACGTCCAGCGCGCCGCCACGCATGCGACGCAGCCGGACACGTTCGGACTCCGTCAGCGGGTAGATCTCGCTGATGGGCGGCAGGCCGCCCCGACGCTCGGTGACGCCGGGCCGCTTGCCGACCTCCGGCGGAGCGTCGTAGGCACGGATGCGGGCGGCACGGTTGGAGCGCGACACCTCCGCGAAGCGGTAGTCGACGTCCTCGACCATCACGTTGGGCAGGTAGGCCTGGAGCTCGTTCTCGCCGAACTCCAGCTCACGGATGGTGGCGGTCAGGACATCGAGGGGGACCAGGTTGGTGACGAGGTTCACGGCGGATCAGCTCCTGTTGGCAGGGGGGTTGGTGGTTGGGGTTCCGCCGGGTCAGCGGTAGAGGACCTCGGACAGCTGCCGCTTGGCGGCGGCGTCCAGGCCGTGCCCGTCGGGCAGACGGGCCTCGTGGACGACGTAGGGGCCACGGATGACGACCGCGGGGATGTGCTTGCCGGCGGTCAGCCCGATGACGGTGGTCAGCAGGTGCCCGCGGGCGAGGTTGGTGTCGTCGTCGACGTCGGTGCCGCCGTCGGTGACCGCGGCGAGGACGGTGCCGCCGGTGGCGTCGGTGTCGTCGATGACCAGGTCGGGCGCGTCGACGCCGGCGTAGGGGCCGGCAACGAAGGTGACGGTGAACGGGCCGCCGGCGTCTCCGGTGACGGTGACGTCGCCGGCGTCGACGTTGGACAGCGCCTCCAGGGCAGCCAGGACCTGTGCGGCGGTGGTGGCGGCCACGATCGACACGCCGGCGTTGGTCTCGCCGTCCAGGGTGATGTCGACGGTCCCACCGGTGGCGGTGCGGGTGATCACCACCACCTCGTTGGGGTTGCCGGCGTAGGGGCCACCGAGCTCACCGACTGCGGCACCGATGACAACCCCGGAGGGGACGTGGCCGTCGGTGAAGTCGGTGAACAGGTCACCGTCGAGGGTGATGGTCTCCCTGGCGCCGTACATCAGCAGCTGGGACGACGCCCAGCTGCGGTCTTCGTCGGCGTAGGTCGTCTCGGAGACGGCGAAGTCGTTGGGGTCGGTGGTGGTCATGACGATGCTCCCTTGCAGGTGGATCGGGTTCGGGTGAGCGGGTCGGGGCGCGGGTCAGCGCAGCCCGGTGGTCTGTTCGATGAGCGCCAGGCCTTCCTTGACCTGCTCGCCGATGGGTGTGCGACGGGTCCGTCGGGCGCCACGGTTGGGCTGGCCACGCCGCTCGCGTTCACGTCCACGACGGCGACCGCGGTCGTCCCCGTCGTCGTCGTTGTTGCCACCACCGGCGGAGTCGATGAACTCGGGCACGTCCTCTATGGCGTCCTCGATGGCCTCGGCAAGGGCGTCCTCGTCGATGTCGCCGTCGGCATCCATCAGGTCCTCGTCGTCGAGGTCGACGTGGCGAAGGAACTGCTCGACGCGATCACGACGCACATCCGACTCGAGGGCCAGCGCCTTGGCCTCCGCCCGCAGGGCCCGCCGGTTGGCTCGGGCGATCCTGGTCCGCGACGTGCGGCGCTCCTGCCGGCGGCGTTCGTCGCCGTCGTCCTCGTCGTCGTCGTCCTCGTCGTCGTCGTTGTCGCCCTCCTGGGCGCGACGTCGGGCCTTGCGGGCCTTGCGTTCGGCCCGGCGACGACGGGTGCGTTCCCTGGCGAGGTCGGCCTCGAGCTCGGCGACACGGTTGTCCTCGTCGTCCCCGTCCTCCTCGTCGTCGTCCTCGTCGTCCTCGTCGTCGTCCTCGTCGTCGGTGTCGCCGCCGTCGGTGTCGAACAGGGCGAGGGTGAGCAGCGGCAGCACCGCGGCGGCTGGGCCGAGCAGGCGGGCGAGCAGCGTGAGCAGCAGACGGGTCATCGGGTCTCCGTGGGGTCATGCGGCCGGCGGCGGCGCCGGTACCGGGGTGGTCGGGCCGCGGCGTGGCGGCGTGGGAAGGTCCAGCCCGTCCTGGCGGTCGTCGCCGGCGAGGAGGTGGGCGTTGAGCTCGACGGCGTGGCGGATGGCCCGCTCGCCGAATCCGGCGCGGCGCATGGCCTCGTCCAGGGGGACGCCGGCGGTGTGGAACTTGCTGAAGGCGTCGGCGTCCTGGGAGTCCGCGCGGGTCTCGGTGTCTGCCCACGCGGTCCGCAGCGGTGCCCTGGCCAGGTCGGGGGACTCGATGGTGAGGGCCAGCTGCTGGAGGCGGGCCCACTGTGGCCCGAGGGCGCGTTCCTCGGCGGCCATGGCACGGACCAACGGGCCCTCCAGCGCCTTGAGCATCTCCGCGCCGACACCGGAGGTGCCACCGAGGTCGAAGTAGTGGATGGGCACCCTGGACAGGCCGCGGACGCCGGTGAGGATCTCCGCGCGGGTCTTGATGATCTCACCGAGGTTGCCGGGCTGGAGAGTCCCGAACTTGGTGTCCTTGTCCGGCGACACCCAGTTGCGGTCCCCACGCTTGTCGAAGGGGCGTGTGGGGTTGCCGTCCTCGTCGACGGGGTTGCCGTCCTTGTCGACGCGGATGATGGCGCCAGCGATGGTGTGGATCGGGATCGCGGAGAAGTTGCCGGCGATGACCAACTGGGCCATCGTGACGTCGTAGGCGTCGTGCAGGGGGGCGATGTCGTACAGGTCGGACTGCGGGTCCTTCAGCAGTCGTGCCCGGGTGGTGAGCTCCACCACGGGCACCAGGCCACCGAAGGGGTTGCGGCCGTCACGGCCGTTGACGTCGGTGCCGGGGGCGGGCCGCCAGCCCGACGCGATGCGGACGCTGGAGGGAACCCACAGCTCGCCGGCGAGCCGCTTGCCCCCGACGAACCGGTGGATCCCGTCGGGCAGATACAGCTCGCAGAAGCGTGTGCCGTCCCAGTCGTCCTCCCACACCTTCATGGCGGCGACGACGTCGTAGGGCGGCCAGGGGCGCCGCTCGACGACCATCTGGGTGGCGTCCTCGATCGACACGGTGGCACGGTCGTCGTCGTCGGGCCACACGACACCGAAGCTGACCGCCTTGATGGCTCGCTCGAGGTGGGCGATGCCGGCCATTTCGTCGAGCTGGTTGCGACGCCAGATGGCTGCGGCGGTGCGGGCCACCCTGTTGGCGTCCACGGCGTCGGCACCGTCGTCGTCGTCGACGGCGAACCCGTCGATGGCGAGTCGTTCCACCCGGGCGTCGACGACGATGCGGGACAGGTTGACCCGGACGCTGTCGAGCAGGCCGTTGAAGATGTCCCGGAAGTCGCGTTCGACCAGCAGGAGCCGCCGGTCGCCGGAGTAGAAGCTGTCGTGCAGCTCGGCGTGCTCGGCCTGGTCCCTCAGTCGTGGTTCGAGCTTGCGGATCCAGTCCGTGGGGGAGCGGGCCAGCAGGTCGTCGTCGTCCACCTGCGGGCCTCCTGCTCGTCGGTCGGTCAGTACGTGATCAGCACCGGGGCGTCGGCGCGGTTGCGGCCCCACGACTTCGGCGGCTTGGTGAGCGCCACCGCGCGGGCGGCGCGGGCGATGGCGGTGGACACCGCGGCGGTGTGCGGCTGGGCCCGGCCGGCGCGGACGAGGGTGGTGTAGCCCGACGCGGTGGACTTGCGGGCGTTGCCGATGTGGCGGGCGTGACGCTCGTCGACGTCGGCGGCGAACGTGACGCCGCGGAGCTCCTCCAGGAAGGCGTCGACGTGGGGGCCGAACTGGGCTGGCTTCTGGGTCTGCACCGCCAGGACCGGTCCGTCGCGGTAGGGCTTCCACCGTCTGGTCCAGCGCAGCAGCATCGACCGCCAGTGCGGCGGATCAACGGCGAGGATCGCCACCCGGTAGATCTCCATGGCGGCGCTGACGGCCCGGTCGACGACGTCCTCGCCGATCTCCCAGTCCTCTCCCGCCGATCCCTCGGGTCGTTCCCACAGGTTCTGCAGCCGGACCTTGCCGTCGTGCAATCGGCACACGACCAGTGCGGCAGCGTCGTCGCGGCGGCCGTGCCATCCCAGCACGACCTTGTCGCCGGCGCTGACGGGGTCTGCCTTGCGTTCGAACACGGCCGTCCAGCGGTCCTTGGTGCAGGGCTGGTCGGCCGATTCCGCCCACAGGCCGGTGTACCAGCGGATCCATTCCGCCAGGTCCACCGTCGGGTCATCGGCGTCGTCCAGAAGGCCCTCGACGTCGATCCAGTCGGCATCACCGCGGGCCTGCAGCAGCGCGTCGCGGCGGCCGCGGCGAGTGGACACGTCGTGGGTGCCGTCGGAGGCGCGGACGTCGACCAGGGCGGTGGGGGAGGGCTTGCGGGCCTCCTCTGCGACCGACCCGCCGCCGGGGGATCCGGCGTTGGCCAGGTCCAGCCGCAGCCCGGAGCGCTTGGCGGCCTGTCGGGTGGCCTCCTCGGCCAGCTTGGTCAGGTCGTGGGTGGTCCACGACTCGGTCTGGTCGAGCATGACCAGGTCGGCGCCGTCACCGATCTTGGACTTCATGCGGGAGGACTGGGGGCTGAACTCCCCCGACCCGTCAGCGGTGGCGATGCGGTCCATCGTCACGTCGAAGCGGCTGGCGATGTCGGATCCCAGGGCCATGCCGCGGGCCGGCTTGAACATGAAATCGGCCTGATCCTCCGACACCGCGTAGGCCAGCACACGCGCCGAGCGGATCGGGACGCCGACGGGGTCGCCGTAGCTGTCCAGCCCGTCGTACCGCCACGGCCCGGCGAGGGCGGCCAGACCCAGGGCGCCGGCCAGCGGGCTCTTCATCCACTGCTTGATCCGCTCCAGGTGTGCGCGGCGCCACCGCCACCGCACGCCGACACCCCACGGTCCCGGGTCGCCGTCGGGCAGGACCTGCAGCTCCAGGAGTCGGCAGACGAACGCCCGATGCTCCACCGGAAGGACGAACGGGTCACCCTCGATCGGGCCCGGTCCGTGGACCAGGTGGTCCTCCATCCAGTCGATGACGACCGGGCCCAGGGTGGGCGGCAGCTCCTCCTCGCTCACGTCCTGCCACCCTCGATCGGTCGCAACCGGCGGGGATCGTCACCGCGCTGGCGGGACCGGCCGGCCGCCTCGGCCCGGCGGGCCTCGTCCGGCCCGCGCTCATCACCCGTGTCGGGCATCGCCCACCGCAGCGTCCGCCGCGACTTGGGGGTCAGGCCGTAGTGCTGCATCCAGTGGCGGAGCTCCTTGAGGCTGTCCAGGTCCCCCCGGAGCCAGTCGTCAAGCAGCACCGCGATCGACACCAGCTGGTAGTAGTCCGAGGCGTCCCACTCGTGCGCCATCGGCGATCGCCACCAGCGCGCCCACGCGTCCCGGGTGGCCTTCAACCAGCCACGCCCGTTGGGGCGGGGCAGCGTCGGCACCTCATCGGTCCCGCGTGGCAGATCCACCCATGCCGACTCGCGATTGCGCCGCACCGGGTTGCGTTTGCCCTCCGGTCCAGGCACGTCCACCTCCTCAGATTGGCGACAGGTCCCCCAGCCGCCGAAGCCGGCTGGTTCACGGACGATCCGGGCCCCCCAAGCAGGCTTCGGCGGACTCCCGAACCCGTACAACCTCCCGATGGTCTGGCGAGTCACTCCCCAGACGAGGACCCGCTCCCCCCACCCCCCCGTCTGCGGCGATGCTGTGTCGCGCGGCGGTGACAGGTCGAGCAGAGGTGCTGGAGGTTGGCCCAGTCGTGGCCGTGCGGGCCGAGCGGACCGAGGCCGTCGACGTGGTCGACCTCGCGCGGCTGCACCGTGCAGCTGCCGGCCGGATGGTCGCAGCGGTCATAGCCTCCGCACTCGCAGTCCGGGTGGGCAGCGGCGTAGGCGTTGCGCGTCCGCGTCCAGTGGTGGTCATACCCCAGCTCGGTGGCGGTGGGGCCGGTGTTGCGCCGGCGTCGCCGACGCGGGCAGACCTCGTCGGCCTGGTGGACGTCACCGCAGCCGCAGAGACGAGGCAGCTGCATCAGGGGACGCTGTCGATGACCTCGTCGACGGTGAACCGTGTGCCGAGCCAGCCCTCGAGACCTTCGCGAAACCCGGCAGTCGGCAGCTCGAGTGTGGGGGCGATGATGCCAGCCAGGCGGTCGACCATTGCTTCGACCTGCGTGCGGATCACCTCGCGCATCGGTGCGGATCCATGCGCGTCCAGAAGCTCGTCGACGTAGCTGGTCAGGGGGTGGTGGAGGATGTGCAGCAGCTCGTGGACCAGCGTGTTGCGCTGGGCCTCGGCGGTGTAGTCCGACCAGTCCGCCGCGATGTGCAGCTCGGCGTACCAGGTGGCGTAGGTGACATCGATATGGGCAGTGGCGCCGTCCCTCGCCGCCGCAGGCCGGACGTCAATCGTCCACCGCTCCAACCCGAGCTCCTGCATCAGGTAAGGCAGGTAGGTCCGCAGCACCTGCTGCGCATCGGGTTGCAGGTGACGCATGGCTCGGTACTCCTCAGGTGACCATCGGCCACAGCGTTTGAAGGCTGACCGCGGCCAGGACCACGAGAAGGGCCAGGACAGCGGTCAGCCGGTGCTCCAGCAGCAGGCGTCGTGTGCGCCGCTGGGTCCGCACCTCTTGATGCAGGCGGGTCATTCGGTGGGGCCGACGTAGCTGAGGACCAGCTGCTCGTTCTCCACTCGGGCTGCTTCGATCTGCTCCTCGGTCAGGTAGCCGAGCTCGAGTGCCTTGGTCTGGCTGAAGCGTCGGGCCGAGCGTCGCGCGCAGGCGATGGTGCGCCGGTACAGGGCGGTGCCCTTCTTCTGGAAGCGCCGTCGGAGCACGCGCTTTGCGTCCTCGAACTCCTTCACGCGCGCGGGCAGCTGCTCGCGGTGGAACCGTTCGAAGATGTCTGCGGCTTCAGCGTCGGTCATGGCCCCTCCGGGGGAAGACGAGGGGATGGGCTACCCAACCGAGTATGCGGGAGGCATACGACATCACGATGTCGCTGCTGCCGCAGGGGTGGTGCCGGTGGGCCTGGGCGGTCGAGTGGCCACACTGACAATCTGCACTCTGCCGCGGTCGGACACGGGCTGCAACAATTCGGGTTCCAGCCCTGTTGGTATCCGTCGAGCAGGAATAGCGTGCGTCGCATGAAGTCGACGGTGCGTCTGCACCTTCAGGTGGTTCGCTTTCCGGGCGGCGACCGGGGCCCGACGCTGCTGTGTGATTTGCTGGTTGACGGGTTCCCTCGCGAGACGGCCTTCTGCGTTTCTGTCTCCCGTGAGCCGGTCGGGTTCGGCCACAGTCTTCATGGGTTGCTGTCCGGAACGAACCCCACGTTCCGTTTTCCCCAGGACTGGCACCCCTCCGACGCCCTGAAGGCTGGCCGCTATACCGTCCGCGGCACCGTCCATGCCCCGCACGGCGTGCTGGAGTCCAGCCAGTCCATCCTGATCGATGAGTCAGACCTTGACTGATCCGGACTGGAGGAAGGCGGGAACTCAGCGGTCATCGCTGAGAAATCGTCGGCGTTGCAGCTCGATCAGGTCCATCGGGCGTGGCCGTCCTTCGTGGGTGCGTTCGTACTCGCGGCAGGTGTCGCAGACCTGCCCGACGCGCACCTCCTTGACGTCGCAGTGTGTGCACCACATGTCTACCGCGCACCGGCCGTAGAACGACTCGCCGTCCGCCGGACGGGTGCATCCGCGGGTCCTGCAGGTCATCCGTCATCTCCGCGTCGGGCGAACTCCTCGGCCCGGGCCCGGGCCCGGTCGTTGAGACGGGCGGTCTTGACCGCGCTCGCAACGCTGGACTTGCCCCAACGTGCGGCGCGGCCGGCGGTGGGGATGCCATCGGCGTTGAGCGCGTCGGCGATCGCCTGGTAGGACCGGCCGGCGCCGCGCAGCCCCACGATGCGGGCGAGGACGTCATCTGGGATGGCCGATGGGCGACCCAGCCGGTGACCCTCGGCGGCCTTGCGTGCCAGGGCCGTGATTGTGCGGTCGGCGATCTGTCGACGTTCCCACTGGGCAAGCGCGGCCATGATCGTGGCGAGCAGCTCGCCGGCGGGTGTGGAGGTGTCGATGCCGACGTCGAGGGCGACCAGATGCCAGCCCTGTCTACGGGACTGCTCCATCAGTCCCGCGAAGTCAACGACCGAGCGGGTCAGCCGGTCGAGCTTGCACACCACCAGCGTCCCGGTGCCGGCGGCCTCCAACTCCGTCAGGGCCTCGGCGATCGCCGGACGCTTGAGCGTCTTTCCCGAATGGCCCTGGTCGACCCGGATCTGAAGGTCATCGATGCCGCGGCTGACAGCCCACGCGTGCAGACGGTCGCGCTGCGCGTCGATCGAGATCTCCTGCTCGTCCGTGGACACACGGGCATACCCCAATCGTGGACGAGGGGGGGCGTCCAACATCTACCCGTCCACGATCGCTGTGAGGATGATGTAGCCGCCTTCTCGCGGGCCGCTGGAAGCTCGCAGACGCTCGTCCAGCCACTCGTCGATCAGCTGTGGATCCGCGCCGATCTCTCGAAGCCGGGCGACCTCGGAATTGCACACCGCGATCCACTCTCGGCGGGTCCCGACACGGGCGTCGATGTGCACCGTCGGGCTGTCGTCCACGAAAGGTGCGTCCGGGGTACGGGATCCGGTCGAATCACGCACGCTGCAGCGCCTCTGGAGATACCGCACGACCGTCCACGAAGTAGGCCAGGACCGGCAGGTGCTGCAGCGCCGCCACGGTGGCCGCCACGACGTCGTCATCGACGAGGCGGGCCAGCCCGTCGGGCGGATGGGCGGCGACGGCAAGCGTCACGCCCAGGTCGCGCAGCTGGGCGACCCTGCACAGGCCGGCGACATCGGCGGGGGAGACCAGCCGACGGGACCCCGATCCCTCTGCGGGGACGGTGAGGGTGATCAGGCCGGTCGTGGCCCAGTGGTCCAGCTGCCGGTAGGTGACGCCGGCCAGGCCGGCCGCTGCACGCGCCGCGTACAGCGGCACCGGCTCCCGGTCAGGTTCGTTCATGACGGGTCGTCCTTCGATGGGTGGGGCTGCGGCCTGGGGAAGGGAGGTCGCAACCCGATGACGGGGCCGCCGGCACGTTCGGCCGGCGTGGGGAAGTAGCCCAGATGGGCCCACTCCAGGAACTCGGGAGACACCAGCCGGTGATGCCGGGCGATGCGGACGGCCTTCTGGTAGTTCCGCAT